TCCGGCACCATACGGTACAGGCGCTGCTCAAAACTTGCTTCAGACACTTGGGTGCCGGTGCTGGTCAGCTGCTCGCGCAACTTCTCATTCTCGGCTCTCATGGCGTCCAGCTCGCCTCGAAACTCTGCTGCCACTTCGCGGGCAACTTTGCGTTGGACTTCAATCAAGTCCTGACCAAATGCTTCAACATCAGCATCAGTCACCAACTTTGTCGGAGCTGCGGGCTTAGCAGGCTCAACTGGCTTGGTCTCAGAGGCTTTGCGGAGGCTATCCACTTGGGCCTTGAGGTCACGCAAGTCTGCATGCAAGCGAGGAACTTCGGCGTCGTACATGCCCTTGAGGGTTTTGTACTTCTGCTCCCATTTCTCTTCCGCGACTACTGGCTCGGTCGGCGTCGGCGTTGGCTCAACAGGTTTTGGCTCAGCTGGCTGAGGCTGTGGGTCTTGGGGAGGCTCTGCTGGCGTTGGTTCAGGGTCTGCGGGTGCAGGATCGTTACCCTCTGCGAGCTGCTTTTCCAGTGCTTCCAGTTCTCGTAACTGCGCTTCTACTTGTCTAGGCAATGCCATTTCAATTTCCTTTTAGCTCCAACTCTGCTTCAGGCTCCTACTGCGGTCTGCCGTTCACATAATGGTTTGCTCGGACTACAAAAATCGGATCATTTGATCCGGTCGAAGACCTCGGACGATTTTTCAACCGCTTCGAGGAAATCTGATAAGACTTGGGCCTGACCTTGAAGACGGTACAGTCGGTGCGGTTCTTCTGCCTGCATCAAGGAGACTTTCGTCTCCTCTAGCTTGGTGCGGAACAGCGCCAGTAGCGCCTCGTTTTCTTGCAGCTTGCAGCGAATTAACGCTTGCATGTGCTGCCTATCAGGCTTTTGGCCTACAAAAATCTTCATGTGTGGATTCTATACCCATGTACTGGGTGTATGTCAATACGTTACTCATAAAAATTCTATGAGGGCAAGGAGTTCTGCGTCTGAAGGGTTACGAACTACGCGTGGCTCGAACATTGAAAACCCTCCGACTGCTGACTGTCGTACAGCCGCTGTGCGAATGCCACAAGATGGGTAGATCAACTTGTACTTGGGCAGCGCTGTGCTTCGGCTTACCCTACCTATGGCCGCACAGTTAGGCAGCAGTGTATTGGCAGCGGTGTGTAGCTTTGCCTGAACTTGTGGTGTAGTGTGACCAACCCACGGCTTTAGGATGTCCAGCTTTGCTTTAAGCACACCGTGGCTGTATGGTGTCTCTGCTGGGATGCTCAGTGATCCTGTAGTGGCTGCCAGCAAACTCCACTGCGCGGAAAACTCTACCGTGACGGACGGAGTCGTCACGCTCATGCGGCGTTTGAACGGAGTCTTACCGGGTCCGGTGCTTATGGGAGCATCAGGTTTTGGTCCTAAAACGCCGATGGCCGCAAACGCATCCACGCCAGTTTCTGTAGCTGCCAAAGACCCAGTTATGCGGTCGCTTCTGTAGGCAAAGAAGACGTCAGACCCTGTCTCCGTAGCGGCCAGTGACCCTTTGACAAGCATCGCCCCGGTAGATGCTAAGACGTCAGACCCTACCTCTGTAACTACTAGTGCCCCCGAGACGATCACGTCACCGGCAGCTGCGAAAACGTCAAATCCGGTCTCTGTAGCAGCGAAAGAGCCTACTACAAGCACTTCGCCGTTAGCCGCTAGGACATCGACTCCTTCTAAAGCAGCGAAAGAGCCTGCAATAAGCACTACTCCATCGGCTGCTAGGGCGTCGACACCAGTTTCTGTGGCGGCGAGTGTCCCTGTAACCCCCGTCGAGGGTGTAAAAGTCGATTGCGAGTACAGGCCAGTGGTTGAGACGTTCAGGCCACCGTACAGGCCGACCGAAGTGATCTTGCCGACAACAATCTCAAAGTCGGATGGCGCAGGCGCACCGGGCGTGACGTAGAACAGACCCGACGGGGTGACCTTCAGGCCAGAGTACAAGCCCGTCGAGGTGGCAGCCAGCACCGAAGACGTGAACGCCGTCGGGGCCGGGGTGTCTGCTGTCACATTCGCAAGGCCCGCTGCGGTGACGGTGGACCCGCCATACAGGCCCAGCGAAGTGATCTGGATCATGGCGTCGGCAGTGTTGCGGTCACGCTTTGCAGCCAGAACTTCTCACCACCTGTCGCCCCGGCAGTGAATCTCATGCGCAGGTAGGCGGTCTTGATGTTGTTGGTGGTCAGGTTGCTGTTGGTCAGCGCCACGTTCATCTGGCTGTCTGCAAGGTTTGCCCCGTTCACTGTGACGGTTCCTTGCAGTGTCGGTACGCCGGTCTGGCTGTTGACCGTCCACAGCTCCATCACCATCGAGCCGTTGTATGCAGCCGACGTTGAGTAGACAGCTTGGAAATCAACCTGCTCCGTGGTGTACGCAGGGATGGCGACCGGGATGTCCTTCTGGAAGAACCTAGTCGCCGACTCCGTGAACTGGTGCCAAGTCAGCGCCTCGTCCTTTGTGCTGTCGTTGTAGAGGAAGCACGGAAAGTGATCACCCGAAATCATCAGCATCAGTGGTCGACCGTCGTAGCTGTTGGATTGGTAGACGTAAGAGCGACTCTGTCCAGATGCGATCACGCTGGAGGTGTTGTCCTGAATTAAGCAGCTCGTCCGAGTCTTATAGTCTTGTCCCGCCATATCCAACTCACCAACATAAACAACTCCTTCGTTCATGTTTGAGATGCTTGTGGTCAGCAGGGTGGCAGTTGTAAAAATCAACGCAAAATTTTGAGAAGCGAGACCAGTGCCACTTAGTGTGTACATCGCGATGGGTCTGTCTGCCGTGCCGGGATAAGTTCCGAACTCCGTGATGCGCCCAGAGAAGGTGTTTGTAACACCTGTTCCCATCGTCACATAGAGAGGCACGGTCTGGCACGCCGCCTTGTTGCTTGTACCGTAGCCAGTGATGATGCTGTTGTCCAAGAAGACGTACCGTGGTGCCGTCGTCGCAGTTGATGTACTCACCTGAAGCATCTGAGTGCTTGAGGAGTTCGAGCCGCCGTGGTAGTTACCGATCCTGTAGGTGACGTTGGCGCTCGTCATGCTTGAGTATCCGTTTTGATACCCGCCAATCGTGTTGGTGAACTGCAGTACGTTCGAGGATGGGTCTGCGCTGTTAACCGTCGTGGCAGTGGTGCTCCACCCGTATGCAGTGTGGTAGGCATACCTGACCTCAAGCGTTGCGCCAGCAGTTGCGTACATTGTGCTCTGGCTTGAGCTATATGAGACCGCAATGCCACCAAGCACGCTGGTTGTTCCGCTACCGCCTGCTCCAACGGTGAACGTACCGTTGTTTTGGTTGCTGCCTTTTGACCCGTGCAGCAAGAACAGCTCTGGGCAGTCAAACCGGCCAACGGCATTCGAGAAGGTGCTAGTGTTGCGGCACCAGTTTATTGTGCTGGTTGCAGACGACCAAAGCAGTAGCAGCGTGACCCCATCGCGCACCGTGTCGCTGGTCCAGCCTGCGGTCACTGTTACACCGCTGGCTACACGAGGAAGAATCCAAGTGGTCGTGCCGACCAGCGTGTTGATGTCGATGCCGTACTCCTTGTACTTCACCATGCGAGCAGTAAACGCCGCCGTGCCCATGGCTGTGTAGCCGTAGCCCGGACTCCACGTTGACCCACCGTCAAAGGTGAAATATGTGGTGCTGTTGCTGATGGTCTGAACCGGAATATAGCCTGCGGTGCCGTTGAGCGCTGGGATGGCGTTGACGTAAAGCACCCGTGGCCAGATCGTTGCGCCCGTTCCGACGTAGTCCGTCGTGATCAGCGCAGAGTCGGCAACGCCGTTGGTGCGGAAAGCCGTTAATGCTGTACTGCCTCCGCCAGCAGAACTTGCGATTCTGAACGTGGTGTTGGGCAGCTCAAACGTATAGGTGTTGATCGGCAGGCCCTTGAAGCGAATCTCGTCGCCAGACACCAGCGGGGTCATCTTCGTGGGTAGCGTTGTCTGCGACGTGGAGCTGATGTCCTGAATAGACCACGGCGAGGCGTAGCTGCCGTCGCGGATCGTCGTGCTGGTGGTGCCGTTGGCTTGAACAGCGGCTCCGATGTGTGGGTCAACCCAAAAGATCGCCATTACTCGTTCTCCTTGGCGTCCATCGCCATGCGTTGGGTTTCAAATTCAGCGATGGCGTCGGCAAACCCAAGAGCAGCAGGCACGCGAATCTCGCCAAGCTCGATGGTGATGTACCCTGTCTCCCGGTCCTGCACCACGATCTCGACCTCGCACAGGACGGACTCGCCGTCTGTGCGCTTGATGCAGGTCTCATAGCGCGACTGCACGCGCTTGGTGTATGTTGCCATGACGTACCTTATGCGTGAGTAATTGTCGCACTGTTAATCGTGACTGTCTGGCCTGCCGTGATGTTTGTGCTATCCAAGTTTATGTCCGAACCTGAAGTACCGACCGTCAATCCTGTAATGATGTCAGTGCCACCGCTGGATGTGCGAATACGCGCAGCGGCTGCGATACCTGTATCGTCAGCAGCCGTGTCGGACCTTGGAAACCCAGAAAACGTCAGCACCCCACTAGCAGCACTTGCCGCTGCTGGGTTGGCCAACGCGATGGTAGCTAGTACGGTGGCCATACCAGTGGTTCCGATTTCTAAAACGCCAGTGGTACCAATCGCGCTGGTGACTGCGTCCAAACGGCTATTTTTTACAGCTGTGGTGTAGATAACTGCCATGGTACGTTCCTCAAGCAAAGGTGATCTGGTCAGGGGCTAAATTCACAGTGAACGGGCCGTAGGTACTGCGGTATTCACCGCCCCAAGAGCCGACAAACAGGGCTGTGTTGCCTTTTGACGCGTCGTAGATCATAAACCCACCAGCGCTGATTGTTGCGTTGTTCCACGTGGGGCTGTCCCAAGTCAACATAGTTGAGCCTCGGTCTTCCCACACACGGCAGTTTTTGAGTGACATGCCGCCAGCTTTGTAGCCTAACCCAGTAACTTCACCGTTAGGTGTGTACGTGGGCGTGTCTGGGCCGATGTTGGCTGAGCCAGAGTACAGCGCCAGTTTGCAGTTGTCGTTGAGTACGGCCTGCAAAAACACCATCTTCGCGGCGGTTGTGATACCAGAAGTAATCGCCATGATCAGACTCCGTTAGGACGTGATGCCATCGTATTCCCCTCGCGTCCACCTACTTGGCTTCCGTCAGGCAACATGTTCTTGGGTTTCTTGGACTTAGTAGCCCCAGTCACATTGCCTTGGTCGTCGCGCTGGAACGACACCGCCTCTGGAGCAGCTTGTAACTCTACCATGATCATTTGCAATTGCTCTTGGAGCTGAGCGTTTTGCTGCTGCAGAGTCTGCATGGCTGTCAGTGTTGGACGGTCTGGAACGATTCGATTGACGTTGCCGCTCAGGTTGCGAGCCTGCTCGCGCAGAAGCTCAGCTGCGCCGTCCATACCTACGATCTGCTGGGCCACCGGGCTGTTGAGCACGATCTGTAGGAACTCATTGCGGCGAACTGCCTCAGCTTCCTTGACCACCAAGCTGGTTGCGCCCTTGGCCACGGCCTTGACGTCACCGATCAGGTCTGGGTCTTTGCTGTAGCGCAGGTTGTCTTGGTACAGGCGTTCGATAGACGGCACGATGACGCTGCGGTCGATGTTGCTGATCACCTGCTTGATGCCCTTGCCAGCGTTGCTGATCAGCATGGACAAGCCAGACGACGTACGACCAGCCCCGGGGGAGCTCTCGCCAGTCATGTAGCGCGGGATCATGGTGTCTTCGTCAGCGCGAGCACTGAACTTCTCGAACACCGCCATCAACTCGTTGGCGTTGCTGTTTGGCTGGAAGAACGTCAGTGGCTGCGAGCCGTCGTTGAACTCAGAGCTCTGGAACTGCCAGATTTTCCAAGGGTACATCTCGGTGATGTCCTCACCCGGTGGCAGGCGCGACACGTTCACACCCACCTGTGGGCCAGAGCTGATGCCCATGTTGTTGGCCAAGCTGCGAGCAGCGGCGTTCACCATGTTCTGAGAGTCGCGGCACAAGTCGGCCACACCCTTACCAGCCACCGCGCCCGGAACGCGCTCGTACGAAGTCACGTAGTACGGCTTGCGGCCCAGTGGGTCGTAGTTAAGCACAGCACGGATCACCGTGGAGCCCACCAGCCACACTTCGCAGGGGTAGTTCAGGTCTGGGTCAGGAATCTCTTTGGCGGACAGGCCCCATGTCAACAAGTCCTTACCCTGCACGCTGTCCCACATCTGGAGCGCGTCGATCAGGTCTGTCGTGAAGATGGTCTGGGTGGTGTCCTTGCCCTCAGCCGTAGCTTGGGCACTGTCGGTCCACAGCCACTCGTTGAGGTTGCCAGACTCGAAGGAGTTGAGCACTGAGCGGATGGCGTCGTCGTTGTACCCGGGCACGCCGATCAAGGCCTGCAGGTCTTCACGAGTCATACGGTGACGCTCGACGATGAAGCCGTCTTGGATGTCCGAAGACCATGGGGCCCAGTACAACATAAACGGATCGACACGCTCCCACTCGTTGCGAATCTCTTCTGACGGCACCAGCTCGCCGTTTTGCCACATCATGGTCTTGCGCTTGCGCTTGACCGGGCCTTTGAGCACGCCGTAGGGGAATGTCACCACGTCGTCGAGGAACGCGTTCAGTGCGTCGGTCCAGCCACCCTCGATAAGCTGGTCTTCCATCTTCAGCTCCATGCGGTCAACGCGCTCGTTGGCCTCTTCACGGAGTTTGCGCATCGCTGCGTCTTTCATCTGCATAGCCGCTTCGCGCAGCTGTGTCGCGTCCGGCGGGGTCATGCCCTGCTCCATCATGGTCATCAACTGCTGCTGCATGTTGGCCATCAGCTCTTGGATCAGCTCAGGTGGCAGTGTGGGCTCAGGTGTCGCCTCAAGGCTCCACGGCTTGTCTGTGCCTGTGCCAAGCAAGGTATCACGCAACCAGCTCGTAGCAGCGCGGCACTTTACCGATGTCAGCTGGATGTAAATCTCCGAGCCACCTTGGCGCTTGATGTCGGCAAGTTTGTCAGGATCGTACTCACCGTTGCGCTGGCGCAGACACTGCAGCATGCGCTCTTCGATGGTCCGTTTGGCTTCGCGGGCAGATTCCCAGCGCTTGCGTGCATGAGCAGCCAGCCCTTGGATCACAGGCTGAGCCTGCATGTCCGTGTTGCGTTTTTGCGACTCTCGCTCCAGATCGGAGCTACGAGCGACGGGTATGAGTGCGATGCCTGTGGCCATAATTTAGTTCCAAGGAGTACCGGGAGCGGATGCGTTTGGTCCAGCAACCAGCAAGATTACAAACATTGAAGTGCAAGAGTTGTTGTTCGCGCCTCCTATGGCAGTTGCCTCAATGTCAGTCTTTTCTGGTATCGCAATTGGGAACTCAAACGCGTAATCAGCTGTGCCGTTGTTAAGTGTAACTATTGAAGCGGTGCGGCGTATGCCATCAACACCAGCTGTTAGCAGACGACCTTGAACTGACGTAGACCCGCTAACCTGACCCACAGTAAACATACCCTGCATCAAGTACGCAGTGTATCCTGCAGGAACTGTGTAGTGCCCAGTCACTGTGTCGTTGTAGTTGAACTTGATGAGGTCGTACACAGTCGCCGGAACACCGGCTGTAACTGTCCCTGTTCCAATGTATATGTCCCCTGCCGCACTCTGGCCTGAACCTGCAGTTGCTACTGCAGCGTAGTTGATACGCAGGTAGTTTTTAGTAGTCATCACGGCTGTCTGGCCGCTCAGAGTCACTTCTTCAGAAATTTCGTTGTAGTCCGCGTCCAAGCCTTGGATCAAAACTGTGCGTGCCCCAGTGCCAGCGCTTGTATCAGCAGCGTTGGATGAGCTGACCTTCATAGCGATAGCAGTTGCTGGATGCGAAATCAAACCAGTGTGCGGCCAGACTGTGGTTTCAGTCTGATCAACATCGCCATTAAAGCCAAAGACAACCACGCTCCGGTGGCCGGGAATCTGTCCCCTAGCAACCTGCAGCGGGAAGTCCTCGTTACGTCGTTCAGAGGTAGTTGACGGGTAGAAAAAAGACATGGCTGTCTCCAAGAGTTACCCGATTGTACGCTGGCCCGCCGAGGGGTCAAGTGTAGGCGTATGTGGACTTCTTGATCTCCCGCCGTCCTTGCTGTAGCCCAAACCCTCGGATGTTCATGTCGATCACTGCCGAGCCGTACTGCAGAGCGTCGTGGACGTGAGACCACTCGTTCTTGTCGGGCTTGTCCTCCATCTCGCCGTTCTTCTTGACTTTATACCTGTAGCCCGAGCGGAAACCCTTGATGAGCTGTGCGCACGACGGAGACACCAAGAACATGGCCTTGCCTTCGAGCTGCTGGCTGAGCAGGCGCTCCACGGCTGCGATGCGTTTCTCCGGGTCGTTGGTCGGCGGCTTGACGCACTTATACCCCGCGTCCTTGAGCGCGTCCACCAGCGTCATCTCGTTGAGCTGCTGCTTCATGAACCCCGCCGGGTCTGGCGCACACACGAACGTGTGCCCTTGGTAGTTGTTGCCGATGAACGGGTTGAGTCTTGTGTTGATGAACGTCTCGATGCCCATGTTCTCCGAAGTGATCTCGTCAAGCACCAGCACGCGACCACGCGGGTCTCGCTGCATGAACACAGCCGACGGCGTGCGCCCGAAGTCGATCCCGATCGTGATGGGGTAGCCCGAGCCGTGCACGGGCTTAAGCCTTTCTTTGGCCACGTGGAAGTCCTGTGTGAACGTCTTGTCGTACACCGGCATGCCCGAGAGGCTCTTGCCCCACTTACCGTGGACGTACACGTCGATCCAGTCCTCGCTCTTACCCTCGCACAAGTCCTCGTAGTAGTGAGACGGCAAGTGTTGCACCCAGTCCGCCTCGTCGGACAGGCCCGATGGCTGTATGGTGACGTGCACCTTATCTCCGTCAGCGTTGGTGAGGTACTGCTCCCAGTGTGCGTCGAGGTCAGGCGGGTTGGTCGCACCCCACACTTTCTTGACTTGGTTGCCCGCGTCATCCACGCATCCCTGCACCGGGTTGCCCTTGTCATCGACTCCCCACTGCGGACGGTGCGGCACCATCATCCCGTTAGGGTAACGACCCAGTCGGCCTGTGAGCGCGTCGAACACGTCTGAGTTGATCTCGCGCACCTCGTCCACCATAGCGAAGGAGAGTTGGAGGGAGAGCAGTCGCCGCACGTCGTTGGCATCGTCCAGCCCCCGGAACAGCACGTCACACTCCACATCGTCGAACTTCAGCACGTAGCGCAACTCGGTGCGCATGTACACACCCGCTTGGCCTTCAGGGAACAGCGCCAAAAAGTCTTTGATCGTCGAGTCCAGCAACATCTGACGGGTGTTACGCACAATGGCGCAGCGCGATCGGCGGATGCCGTCTGCACATGCAGCAACCTTCTTGGCCTCGATCGGAATCTTCATCAAAGACGCAGTGGTCTTGGTCGAGCCCACTGGCCCCACGATGAACGACTGGAACTTATCACTGAGGAGGTAGGGGGTGACGCTGGGTACTGGGGTGTAGTTGACGCTCATGAAAGTTCCTCGTAACCCCACTGCTTTCCGCAGCCGGGGCAGTGGACGCGATCTCGGAGCAGGTTAAATAGTTGGTTGCCACACGCCACGCACGTCCAGCTCTGGGCGTCGGGCGATGGCATCACGTCGAATTTGTTGCGCCCGCGCATGCTCTTGCACTCTGGGCACTCGAACTCGGTGGTGCCGGGCTCCCACACAGCGGTCCACTCGTGGTTGCACCCCATACAATACAGCGCACCAGCGATGTGGGGTTCGCGCTCCTTCTTAGCCTTGGTGAAGTCGATCACGTCATTCATACGTAGTCATCCCCGGCGTAGACATAGTCTTCGTCTTCGATCAGCAAAATCGTGGGTTTTTCTGTGATTTCTTCGATTTCGGAGGTTTTTTGAGGGGTCTCAGCCTCCAAAACGATGGTTTTTGCCGGTGTTTGGCCCACCGTTGGGATGTTAATTGTGATCGAAAACCCGGGTCCAGCACCCGCATTTGCAGTGTTTTTGGGCTTCAAATCGCCCCAATCGACCAGATTTTCGAGGATTTTTGCCCTCACAGCCGCTGGAACGTCTGGGTCTCGGGCCATGTGGTATGCACTGGGCAGCAAATCCTCTGCCAGCACCCTGCTTTTGGCCGAAAACGAGAAGCCGCTGTCCTTGAGCTCGGCCTTGTACGCGTCTACATACTGCTGAAACTGTGGATTTAGGGCAATCTGGTCGTATTCTGTCTGCGTAAGCCCCTCGCTGGCAATGATCTCTGATGTTGGCCGCATGGCCCCCACCAAATTTCTGGCGACGGACAAGGCAAGGCTGCGCAAAAGATGGTCAGCATTGATGGATGGGTGCAATTGGGTCTCCTCAGCAAAAGCTGTCTGGAAAATGTGAGTGACCCGAATGTAGCACAGGCTGGAAAATTTTTGGAAACGCTTTGTGAGGGGGCGGGGGTTAAATAAATTGGTAGTTTGTTGTGTAGGTAGTGGGTATGGAAAAATTGGCCTTGTTGTGAGAGTGACGGATATATGGGTGGGGGCGGGGGTGGGGGCCTTGGGGGGCCTGTGGGGGGTGCCTACTATCACCGCCAGCCCCGTTTATTCTTTGCGAAACCTACATTTAATTCTGAACTGCGATATAATTCATACATGCTGAACAACACAGCATAACGGCTCAGCGGTTCTGAGATTACTTAATCACTGGAGTTACCATGGCACGCAAAGCAAATGTTTTTTCTTTCACAAAAGTTATCGCAGAGAAACGCGCTGATGTCGCACGCGTTCGCGAAGAGATCGCAACCCTTGCAAGTCAAGCGGACGCGTTCGCTCCCGCGTTCGCGATTGTCAACGCGCTTGCAAAGCGCGGCGAAGCTCTCGGGTTTGGCAAACGTCACCGTGTTGAGCCATCCTCTTTCACCACTTGGGATGGCCAAATCGTCAACCGCCTGATCGTCTCGATCTGCGAAGTTGTCGACAACTTGAAAGAGGGCAAAGTCCCTGCGATGATCGAGGCTGCAGAGTCCCTCGGGTTCGAGGTGACAGGCTCACGCGATTATGCTGCAGAGTGGGGCGCAGAGCGCACGTTTCGTTTCGAGTTGAAAGTCAATGGTGTCGAAGTGATCTTGCGCCTCGAAGCGGAAATCAAGGATGGCTCAGAGGCTTGCAAGCGCGTGCAGACCGGCACGAAACTCGAAGAGGTCGCCACCTATGAAATCGTTTGCGCTTGACCTAGCGCTCGCCCTAGCCCTCGGGCTGGGGTTGTGCGCCCTGCTCCTTCACGGGCTTGACGCCCTCTTCATCTGAAGCCAGCCCACCTCGGTGGGCTTTTTCACGCCCAAACTATCACTACTATCATCTCCGCCCCCTTGACAAACTGGCTCCAGTATGCGACGACCCGCGTCGTGGTGGGTGACGGATGTACGATGGACGGATGACCAGCCCCGCCGACTACTATCACCCATGGCCCAATCCCGTGGGATTAAATGTTGGACATACCCGCCATTTGATGTATAATTGACCCATGCCAACAAGGCATGCCCGCCGGGGGGTTTCCCGGATTACCACTTGGAGAGTTACCATGGCAAAAGCCACCAAAACCCCCGCCGCTCAGGCACCCGCAACCCCCGCGATTGTCGCGCACCGTGACACCGCCACCGCCGCCCTGATTTTGCAAGCAGGTGAAGCCGCCACCAGTATGCTGGCATTGTGCAAAGAAGCCGGAAAAGCCGCCGCCGCACAATTGAATCCCGCGACACCCATGGGTCAACGGATCGCGGATGTTGTCGCACTGTATAGCGCGGATTTTGCGACCGCCGGGCATAACGTGAAAGCGCTTTTTGTTGACGCGTTGACCCTTCACGCCGCCGCTCAAACCCCCGTGACCGTGAAAGCCATGGTTAATGGAAAATCCACCGATGTTCACGTGACCGCCGCCGAAGCCGCCGCCATGCCAAAGCACGCCATGCGCGATGCCGCAAAGCAGGTTCGGGAAAGTATCGGCACCGCACGCAAAACCACCACCAAAACGAAACCCGCCGCCAAAATGCCAGTGGCACCCGCCGCGCCTGATATGACCGTGACCGCCGGGGAAATTGACGGGTTTTCGCAGTGGCTTGAAAATTTCGATGCTTATTTCACTGACGCGATTTTCCACCAAAAGATTGTGGCCCGTGCGATTGACTGCGGTTATGTGATCACCAAAGCCACCAAAGGCACGGTTATCAAAGGCAAAGCCAGCGCCTAATCCGAAGCCCCCGCAAGGGGGCTTTTTTTTCGCCCGTACTATCACTACTATCATGCCCGCCCTGATGGCATCTACTATCACGCACTACTATCAGATGCGCTGCGCGTAATCCCATGGGATCAGCGACGAACGACGGATGGGCCGCGACGTATGGCCGACGGATGAGCCTTACACGAACCTTACTGACCCTCTGGAACCCGCATAAACAGGGGCTTGCAAACGCTAAACCGCATAAACACTGGCTTGCGGGGCAAATAGATGACAAAACCCGCATAAACACTGGCCTGCTAAAATCAGGTCTGCTAAATAAGTTGCGAGTAATCCCATGGGATTAAAAAGTCCTTTAAAATCAACGACTTACGGCACTCGGAGCGGCAAAAGTGGCCTGTTAGTTAGTATAGTAGATTAGTTGATATAATATATATAAGAAACCTGTGGAACACAGTGCCTGTTTGGAACCGTTTAGCCCGGCACCACCCCCCACCCCTCCCAACGGTTTTCTCTTATCCCAAAAAAACTAACTAATCTGCTAAAGTCCAAGATTTCCCTTTAAAATCAACGACTTGCGTGTAGAGTCCTACTTTCCATAGGGTTATATTCCTGCTACAAAAGCGCCCCAATCCCTGCTAATCCCAACTATTTCGACTTGACAAGATACACTTATTCTGGTACAATATATTCACTGAGTCGGAAAGCGCCCTTGTTTTCTTGCTTGGTGCTAAAGCCACACTCCTAACGTGGTTTTAGATAGCCTAATCCCACGGGATTAGTTACTTGTTCACTTCTTGGAGTTCACCATGTCATATTCCCATGCAGATGTTGGCCACGCTTTTGCGCGTGCAAAGCCCCTCACTGGTTCACGGATGTCCACATCCGTTCCGACTAATCCCATGGCATTAGTCAATCACCACTTCCATCTGTTGTCCTACGGCATCAGCTATCGCACCGTTGTGTGCAAGCACGTGATGAATCACATCACCAACCAGCATGAGTTGTGGGTAACTCCACAATACTTCAGCCAATCGTCCAATCGCCATGTGGGTTATTTCCGTGCTGGGTTCATCAAGGCCCACGGGGTTGACAACATATTCACCACACCTGCTGGCAGTTCACAAGGCTCATACGTTTGCCGGGATGACAAGTTGTTTGCCCAGAATTCGATCGAGGTGGCCGCTGCCATGCTCTCGGATGTTGACTTGCCACGGGTGCGCGAAGCCACACGCAGGGGACACATCGCTCGTGCCTTGAACCGCATTGACTTGGCCACTCGCAACATGACAAAAGGCATCGCGCTCGACCTCATCGACGCCGACACTCTGTATGACTTGCAGGGCACCATGCACTTCCTTGAGATGCTGCAGGCCACAGACGACATCGACGAGGTGCGTGCAGCCGTGCGTGCACACATTGCACTCAACCACCCCCGCAACAACAAGTAACACCACACCAACACAACCCCCACGGCTAATCCCGTGGGATTAAGGAAACATCATGAAGATCAACAAAATCACAGTCATCGCCAACAAGTTCGCCTTCGACGGGTGCCACAAGATATACCTGATCGAGTCGCCCGTTGACGAGGCCGATGCCAAGGCGCACGGCTACGAGATTTTCCCCATCAGCCAGTTGCAGGACGCATACGACGGCAGCTGTGGGCTTAGGTTCATCAGCAACTGGCAGCTGACCACGAACTTCGTGCATCAGTTTGAAGACGCAGAGTTTGCATAAGGAGAACGACATGAAAAAAGTAAGTGACGCGGCCAAGGCCGCTGCTGTGATGCACTTTGTATCTGACAGCGAGGACACGGGCCTCACGCCAGAGATGGCGGTGGACATATTCGACGAGTTGGGCCAATCCTTTGGCCCCGTTGACGAGGTGCTGCACAAGTACGACATGACGCGCTGGGCTAGGTACGACGACTGGGATGATGCCACGTGGTGGGAGCAGCTGGAGATGCTGGCGCACGTCATCGACGCCATGTTCGACTACTTCGAGTTTCCGCCGGAGGGAGTTTAACTATGAAATACCAAGGCCCACCAAAACCAATCCCCACCGAGCGGGAACCCATGTCCGACAAAGCGTTGGCCATCTGGTTCGCAGTGTTGTTTGTGGTGTTTATTGTGATTATGGTAATCCCATGGGATTAAGGAGAATATTATGACCGACCACATCTACCACGAAGAGACCTACACGCACAAGTGCGGCAAGACGTACAACGTGCGGTGGTACTACGACTATGACTACGGCTCACCGCTGGAGAACGGTGACGGGTACGGCGTCACCGAGCGCATGGACTGGAACCCCACCGACGAGGAACAGCTGGAGCAACACCTGTGCGACTATGAGCCCGAGCTGGAGGAAGAAACCCGCCTGCGCCTGATGCGTGTGCTGAGTCGTGAGTCGAGCTGGCGCGAGTCCGGGCTTTATTACGACGTACTATCATCCCTGCACGTGGCCAAGACCGAGTGGGGCGTAGCGCCCGAGCGCTGCATGGAAGTGGTCGAGAAGGACTTCGCCTATCTCAAGGGCTGGTACGACGACGACTGGCACTGGCTCACTTGCTCTGTGGCACCGATCGACGAGGACGGCGAGATCATGGAAGAAGACCGCGAGTTTTGTGGCGGGTACGAGAGCACAATGATCAACGACCCAGAATACAGGTGCGACGTGGTGTCGGCCATCGAGGACAGAATCTGGGAGATCGACCGCCTGCAGAAAAGCCGACTGTTCAGGAACCAGCTGGAGCTTTGCTTCGCTTGACAACCTGACCACATACTGGTATAATAGATACCAGACAGACGCACTACGGTTCGCTGTCACCGCCCATGGCTAATCCCATGGGATTACTTGTTCACTCACTCAATCACTTATTCACTGGAGATCATCATGGATACCAACGCCATCATCAACGCTGCCATGCAGCAACTCGTTGACACTGTCGCTGACGAGGTCATTCGCAGACTGAAAGCAGAGACTGTCGCCACCGCGACTCTTGAGCCCGAGCAGCTGCAGTTTGCAGTGCTGCGCTTGCTGGAGAGCGACACGCTCATCCGCGAGGAGGTGCTCAACATCAGCGAGGAGACGCTCAACAGGATCGACACTCGCCTTGACCATCTTGAGAACGATGACAACCCATCGTGCAACGTGGACATCAGCGACAACGACGACTTCACAGACCTCAAGTCCGTGGTCGAGGACTTGGTCAGCCGTGTCGAGGACTTCGAGACCAACGGCACCATCGACGCTGACGACTCAGACTTTGCAGACGCTGTGCGCTCTGTCATCCGCAACCACATCTAATCCCACGGGATTACCATCAGGAGAACTTCAATGTCCATCAAAGATCATGCACTCATCGTGTCACTCAGTGTGTCCAAGCCACAGATGACCAAGAAAGACGACAAGGCCACACGTGATGCCGAGTCGGCCAACAACGCACACGGTGCGGGTCAGTTCCGCAAAGACCTGTACCCCAAAGCGCTGGTGCAGCCCATCCTGCAGGTCGAGTCAGCTGCCCGTGCCTACATCGAGAGCACCACATACCCGTGGACACGTGGCGAGAATCTGCTGCCCACTACCAAGTTCATGGACTTCACCGCACGCATCGGCAAGTTCGAGCTGGAGTTCGAGCAGTGCGTCACTGCGTTCCTCAACAACTGGAGCAACGTGATGCTGCAGGCACAACAGAGTCAAGGCGAGCTGTTCGACCCATCGGCTTACCCAGACCTGACTGATCTCAAGCACGACTTCCGCTTCCGTGTGGCGTACCGCCCTGTGACTGACTCGCACGACTTCCGTGTGAAGATGCAAGAGGACGAGCTGGATTCGCTGCGTGCTCAGGTCGAGCAGGCCACCAAGGAATCCATGAACAACATGATGCGTGCACCACTGGAGCGCCTCAAAGATGTTGTGCAAAAGCTACACGATGTCACCGGGAAGACAGAGCGCGCGTCGATCAACAAGCGCACTGGCGAGACTGAGGTCAGACCGCCCATCTTCCGCGACTCTGTGTGCGAGAACATCATGGAGGAAATCGAGCTGCTGCGTGCATTCGCAGACATCTTGCCTGACGACATCAAAGAGCTGGCACGTACGGTCGTAGAGACCACGCCACACCCACAACAACTGCGCGACAACCCCGACAAGCGCAAGGAAGTCAACGTGCAGACTGCTGCGCTGCTGGCATCCATCGACTCAATGCTGGAAGACTAACTGGAGAACAACATGATCGACCACAAGAAACCCATGGCGCTGGTGGACATCCCGTACAAGTATCAGACCCTTGTGCTCAACGCAGACGATGCGTACGCCCTGTTTAAGATACTGTGCAACGCGATGCCCATCGAATACGACTACAACACCAAGGGGCACAAGCCCGTTGTTACGACTGACCGACCATCGCTCAAAGCGTTCACCATCACGGATTACGCTCAACTTGCACTCAACTCGGACCCCGAGTAAAATTCACCCTAATCCCACGGGATTACTTAACCACTTGTTTATTCATTCACTGGAGTTTCATCATGCGTATCAATCACGTCACCCCTATCCTCGTCAAGCGTTACCTCAACGAGAACACACGCAAGCGCACCACATTCCTGCGCGGCCCATCGGGCATCGGCAAGTCCGAGGTTGTGTTCCAAACATCCCAGCTGCTCGCTGAGCACGTGCCAAACTGGCGCGGTGTCGTTGACCTGCGCTTGGCACAGATGGACCCCACTGACCTGCGCGGTATCCCGCACGTCAAGGAAGGCCGCACATACTGGGCACGCCCTGACTTTCTCCCTGCTGACGGCGCTGGCATTCTGTTCCTCGACGAGATCACATCCGCTCCTCCTGCTGTGCAGGCTGCTGCGTACCAGCTGACGCTCACACCCGAGGACTTCGGCATCCCTGCCGAGTGGATGGTCATCGCTGCTGGAAACCGCAAGACAGATCGCGGTGTCACGTTCAACCTCGCAGCACCACTGCAGAACCGCATGTGCGACATCGACGTGTCCACCACCATCGACGACTTCGTGAGCCATGCCATCACACGCGGCATTCGCCCAGAGATTCTGTCGCTGTTGCAAGACCGCCCTGACTTGCTGCACAAGTTCGAGCCCACAGGTGACATCAAGCCTTTCCCATCACCACGCTCGTGGTTCGCTGTGTCGCACACACTGGAGATCGACCTGCCTGTGCAAGACCGTGTCGAGCTCATCAAGGGTGACGTTGGCGAGGAAGCTGCCATGATTCTTGAGACACACCTGCGTGTGTGGGAGACCATGCCACGCATCGAGGACATCTTGCAGGGCAAGGACGTGCCGATCCCCAAGGAACTCAACG